CTCTCTCCGTCGTCGGCAGCGTCAGATGTGTATAAGAGACAGCAATAAGCTTGTGTAATGTAGTTTAGGCATACTTTTTTAACAATTAGAAAAGGGTGTATTTTATATGATGTTTCCTTTTAGGTTATGTTTTTAGGCGTTTAAATAAATATTTATAGGGGGATAGTATAGCGTTTTTAGCAAGTAGTATAATTGCACTAATCATATAAACTGCTGATTCATAATAGGTATTTATGGAATAAGTGCTATTTTAGCGCAATAAACGTGCGCGCGTCGCAAATAATTGGCAGTATAGCTCAGTTGGTAGAGCACAGGTGCGCATACGTGATGATACATGTATGCAGGTCTTTTGTTATAAGTTCGACTCTTGTTGCTGCCGCAATGGTTTTTGAAGGTGTGAAGAACGCTCCCGGCATTCAGGGCTCCGACTGAGGGATAAAGCGTGCGGAGATTAAGGTAATTAATTAGTTGTTTGATGGAAACGCTCCCGGTGATTGTGCCGGGAGCATTATTTAGTATGAAAATAGATATTCCCATTATAAAAAGAAATATCATCCGCGAGGTTCTCTATTCGCACAAGGAACTTCCACGGTATCAGCGTGCACTCGAAATCTTGTTTTGTGCAGTAAACGGATATGAACCTATTGATGGATATATAAGTGACATCGAAGATGCAGGATATCGAGAGCTATACGCTAAAATATTGGAAAAAGTCAAGGAACTAAGAGCAGGCCTTCCAAGTGCCAATAATACCAGCAAGTAAACTTATCAAATTGGCTATTTTCTTATTTCTATTCTTACTTTACATTGATAGCACGCAACAATTGCTGTATCTGCACCATCTGCCCTTTCATTACATCCATATCATCTTCCAGTTGATTAACTTTATCATAATATGTTTCATTCAGATTCGGCATTTTAGCACTGAAATACCATTCAGCATGAAGTATGGTGTTTATCTCCTGAGCTTCCAAATTAAAATTGGGGTAATTGATCTTATCTACATTATCTGACATGCAGACGAGGAATCCATGTTGACGGAATCGGTTCTTGATGCGTTTGATATATGAACGCCCATCAGTGTCACTAATGACGTAGATGTGTTGGTCGGGCATGTCCTGCCATTCAGAACGGTCGAGTAATCTCACGATAACGTAGGAGCTATCCAATAATGTAGGTGACATACTTTCTCCTTTGATGCGGACGCAGAAGTATTTCTCACTATTACGCACCATGGATGAAGGCATTTTTATGGTATCTACTACTTCCAAATAATCGGGATTATCGTAGCCACAGCAGCCTGCTGCAACAGAGATGTCTACCAGTGGGATTGAAACAAAATCATTGTTTATTTGAGATAACGCAAAAGAAGATTTTGGTGGCTGTTTTTCCATAGAACCGCGACCGGTCAAGAGCCAATCTAAATTTATATCGATATTTCTTGCGATTTTCTCTAAAAAATCAAATTTAGGCATCGTTGACGTTCTGTAGCCACGGACATTTGCTTCATTACTTCCTATTAAAGAGGCAAATACGGTGTTTTTCCCATTCCCGTACTTATTAACTAATTGAGTTATCCTCTCGTGAATTGTTTCGTCTTTCTGCATGATTTTAATATATAAATCGTGAAATAGTTCGATAATTATTTGCTTCTATCGAAAGAAGTTTCGATATTTGCATCGTCATCCAAATGGAAAACGCTCCAAATATACAGAATTAACTTTATAAATAGAAATACAATGGCAGAAAAGGAAAGATTCATCAAAGCAGACGCTTCACAACAAGAAGCCATCGCTAAACAGTTTTTTACCACTACACGTACTGTGCGTTCGGCATTGAATTTTGAGACGAACTCACCATTTGCGAAAACTCTTCGTGCTTATGCATTGAATCACGGATGTAAAATGTATGAAGTTACATTGATAGATAACCCGTACGAGAAAGTAAAAACCTTATAAACAAATCTTTATGATTTACTGAAAAGAAGAATGCAGGGTTCTTGCCACGGAGCGTGCTGAGATTGTCGTTGTGGATAGCTACGACGAGCGTGGAGTACCCGTGTTTGCCGTCCGTCAAGTGACGAAGGCGGTAGGTACCCGTAGTGGCAGGAATTCCTATTGGGGTGTACATTTTGATGAACCGTTGTCCGACGGGTGTACGGCTGTGGGATTTTCTTTTGTATTAGCCTATAGTACTGACAAAAGAACAGAGGACAAAAGGTTACGTGGGTATCATCCCGCATGGACACTCACTATTGACGATGAAGGTAGACTGGTAGACCGCAAGTATAAAGCCTTAAAGGAGATTGATAAAACTATTGATTGACAGATATTAAACTTGAATTATATGAAAACCTGGAGAACAATTCAGAAGATTGCCGTAGCTGTGGGCATGACCTATGGCATGTGGCTGGGAACCAATGTTGACGCAACGGATGCGGACAGCCGCAATGCGTTTGTAATCATCGTATTATCGGCTATTGTGGCGATATCGCTTTGTATGCCGGACAGCGGAAAGGAGGAAATGGCATGAAAGTAAAGGTGACATGGGTAAGCAATAACCCGTTTGTTCTGGATCTCAGAAACATGTCAAGATGCTCAGAGGCTGACGTACCTGCCGAGATGAATTACGATACCATTGAAGACTTTGCCCGTGAGGCAACCCCGCAGGGCTTTCATCTGCGGTCGATAGATGTTGAGGGCAAGGTTGTGCAATATGACTATAACGGCCATAAACTGTAAAGTCCGGAACAGGCTGCAAGTCCGGAACTTTCCTTGCCATGCGGAAGTGGCCGGCTCCCCGGTTCGATGCCAGGGCTTGCACAATGTTGAAAAGTATAAAGTTTCTGATTATGGAAATGTACGGTAAAATAAGGTGTGTCACTTTTCCTGAGCTGGTCTCGCAAGGAAGGATATTGAGTAAACCTAATTATGATAAGAAAGTACGTGAGGGCAAGATCCGGGTTGTCCGTCCCGGTAAGGGGGCCGGTTCCTACGCTCTCATAGACTACACCAGTCTTCCCGCCCTTATTCGCGAGGCATACGACAGACTTTATCCCAATGCTTTGGAAGAAATGAAAGAACAATTAATGAGTAATATTATCCGCAGTGACAGCAGGGCTGTGGAATTCTATAGAACCTACCAACCCGCCATTTCTCTGGAACGCCAGGCCGAATATGTGCTGAATGCCGAGGTGATGAACGAGCTGGTCCGTGTGGAGAAAGAGACCGGAGCCTTGCATAGCAAGTGCGGTTACAGCCGCAAGTCCATCGTGTGGGAAACGGTGCAAGGTACATGTGAGAAGCTTCGTGAACACTATGGACACACACTGCCCAAGACCCGTCTCCGCGAAAAATTCAACGCTTATAAAAAGATCGGCTACGCCGCCCTTGTCAACAAGAACACGGGCAACCAGGCGGCACGCGTGGTGGTTCCCGAAGTGGCGCGGCTGTTGCTGAAGCTCCGCCGCAGCATCGTTCCCCGCTATACGGAGGCGCAGATTTTCGACGAATACAACCGCCAGGCGGTGGAGCGCGGCCTGAACATCATCAAGTCGCCCACCACCGTAAAGAACTATCTCAACGACCCTGCCGTGATGCCTATGTGGTATGCGGCGGTACATGGCATGCAGAAATGGAAAGCCAAGTACACCAGTCTGATGAAGACCAGCCTCCCGCAGATGCGCGATGCCTTGTGGTATGGCGACGGTACCAAGTTGAACCTCTACTACAGGAATGAACAGGGCAAGATGTGCACCACCGGCGTATATGAAGTGATGGATGCCTATAGCGAGACCCTGCTTGGATATGACATCGCCCCGAACGAGAATTTCGACTGCCAGTATCGTGCCTACCGCATGGCCGTGGAAGTTTCCGGCAGCCGTCCCTACGAGATAGTGACCGACAACCAGGGAGGACACAAGAAAGGCGACGCCGCGGGATTCTTCCAACGCCTTACGGTACTCCACCGTCCCACGATGCCCTATAACGGACAGTCCAAGACCATAGAGAATGCCTTCTACCGTTTCCAGGCACAAGTCCTTCACGCCATCTGGCATTTTACGGGACAGAACGTGAACGCCAAGAAACTGAACAGCAAGCCCAACCTGGAATTCATAGAAGAGAACGTCTACGCACTCCCCACGTTTGAAGAGCTGAAAACAATCTACAAGGAATGCCGTGACAGATGGAACAATAAGGAAAAGCACTTCGCCACCGGTATTCCACACATGGAGATGTACCGCATGAGCGGGAACCCCGAGGCCCAACCCGTTACGGAGGTTGACATGATGCGTATGTTCTGGCTGTGCCATCCCAAAGCCGTGACCTATACCAACTACGGACTTCAGTTTGAAATAGACAAACGGAAATACCACTATGACGTATATGCCGCCGACGGCCTGCGTGACGAGGCATGGGCGCTTCGCAATACCGGACGCGAGTTCACCGTGATGTATGATCCTATGGACATGACCCGCGTGGAGCTGTGGCGGAATACCGCCACCGGTGCCAAGTACAGCGCCACCGCCACTCCTAAGGTCACTGTCAGCCGCGCCACGCAGGAGCGCACACCGGAAGAGAGCAGCTTCATGCGGAAAACCATCGACCGGAACAAGGAGACCATGGCCGCCATCCAGCTGGAAGGCGAGCGTTTCGACCTTGACGAACGTATCGCAGCCGAGCTCTTCGGTCTTTCCACTCCCAAACCTAAGAACCTCAGCAAGAATAAGATGGACGGATACCGTGAAAGGCATGACCGTGGCGAGCTCCATATTCCTCTTTCCCTGCCGGAAAAACAGAAGCGGGAGGAGGCCGAAGCGGACACGGAAACCGATTACTCCACTATGGGGGAATATACCAAGGCACTCTCCAACATGACGTTGGACGAGCTGGCACTGGACAGATTTTAAACGGCAATCAATAACCAATTAAATACCATTCAAGAATGAAAGGACTAACCAAACAAGACAAGGATGCCATCCGCGACGCACTGATGGCCTACTGTGAGAACTTTCCCAGCCGCAACCGCGCCAGCGAGAGCCTGCAGGGTGTCAGTGCGGCTGTGGTGAGCCAGATTCTGAACACCAAGTACGAAAGCATCTCCGACGACATGTTCAGCCGCATAGCAGCGCAGATAGGTTTCAGCTTCGAGCATTGGACCATCTGCGAGAGTGAGAACTTCCGTCTCGCCACCTACGTGCTGGCCGACGCCCAGATGTACAAGAATGTCACCTGGATGGTGGGCGATGCCGGATGCGGCAAGACCACTGCCGCCATAGAGTTCCGTCGCACACACCGCAACGTGTTCTATATCCTTTGCTCGGAAGATATGAAACGCAGCGATTTTGTGCGCGAGATAGCCAAGCAGGTGGGCGCGCCTACCGACAGCACCAGCAACCTGCGTGACATGCTGGACTATGCACTCGGTATGATCGGTTTTCTCCAGAACCCGCTGCTCATCTTCGATGAGGGGGACAAGCTGACGGACTGTGTATTGAATTACTTCATCAGCATCTACAACCGCCTGGAAGGACGCGCGGGTATCGTGTTCATGAGTACCGACTATATCAAGCGGCGTGTGGACAATGGGCTGAGATACAACAAGAAAGGCTACAAGGAAATTAACAGCCGCATCGGACGCAAGTTCTTCGACCTGAACGCCACCAGCCGCAATGACGTGTATGCCATCTGTCAGGCCAACGGGCTGACCGGTGAAGCCGAGATAAGACGTGTGCTGAAAGATGCTGAAACCAGTGACAATGACCTGCGCCGCGTGAAGCGGGTGATACATGCGCAGAAGCGCCGTGCCGAGCAGCAGAAAGGAGGGGCAGAGTAATGAGTGAGACTTTTGAACGTAATGCCAAGGGGGTACGTGAGATGCTTTCCATGAAGTTTGACACACTGGACTTTGAGGGGGTGTGGCATGACGCTTTCGGCACACCCGAGCGTCGGGGTGTCTGGTTTGTGTGGGGGAACTCCGGTAACGGAAAGACTTCATTTGTGATGCAGCTCTGCAAGTATCTCTGCCGTTTCGGCCGTGTGGCCTATAACAGTATGGAAGAAGGTGCCTGCCTCACCATGCAGGACACACTCCGCCGCTTTGGCATGATGGAGGTCAACCGTCGCTTTCTGCTTATCGACAATGAAAGCATCGAGCAGCTCAGCCTGCGTCTGAAACGTCAGAAATCACCAGATTTTGTGGTGATAGACAGTTTCCAATACACACAGATGACCTATCGGCAGTATATTGAATTCAAAGAACGCCACCGTAACAAGCTGATGATTTTTATCAGCCATGCCAGTGGCAGGCTGCCTACCGGACGCAGCGGCAAGAGCGTGATGTTTGACGCGTCATTGAAAATCTACGTCGAGGGCTACCGGGCTTTCAGCAAGGGACGCTTCATCGGTCCGAAAGGCTACTATGACATCTGGCCGGAAGAGGCGGCAAGATATTGGGGAGAATGTAATATGCAATGAGCCATGAGAACGACTGCCGACAAACCTATCAGCGCCCAGCAGCTTAAAGCCCTGCACGCCACCTTCCACCGTATCGGCATGGATGACGAGGCCCGCCACGGCTGCATCTACGAGTTCACTTCCGGCCGTACGGAAAGCAGCCGGGAACTGACGATGCGTGAGGCGCGGCAGCTGCTGGAGCGGTTGAACCCGACGGACGACAAGGCACGGGCCATGCAGATGGCAGAAGCCAGGAATGTATTCCGGGACATCTACCGTCTTTCGTTCCAGATTCCCCAGCTGAACCAGGGGTTTACCAGCGACAGTGAGGAGGAATACCGCATGAACGTGGCGAAGCTGAACATCTGGGCACGTAAGTACAGCAAAGCGCGCAAGGATATAACAGGCATGAAGCTTTGGGAACTTCAGGCCACTAAAAAACAACTGGAGGCGTGGATGCGCCGTGAGGAAAGGAAACTTAAAAAGGATTGATACAATGAGAAAGAAACAGGAAATAAGGAAAGGGATTGCCATCCTCCGCATGAAAGGGGATAGAATCAGCCTGCTCCAGGCCAAGGTGCTGGAAAACGGGCATAATGAGAGCCAGGTGTTTGCCACCTACGTGGCTTCTGTTCCGGAGGAAGACAAGGATGAGACCGTGTTTTATGCCTGCCGTGACGCCGCCCGTTTTGCCGCAGGGCGATTATCGCTGGAAGAGCTGATACCGGATGCGGACAGATATCCGGTGACGGTTGACAGACCTGAACCCAAGGAGCGCCAGTCAGTCAGTGTACGGGAGTTTGAGGCTCTGAAGCGTAAGGTCGCACAGCTGGAAGGCTTTGTGGAAGATTTGCTGAAGGAACGCCGCCAACGTGCCGAATACCAGAAATTGCCGGATACGAACCGTGCGGACTATATCGGCCAGAAAGATGCTACAGAGCTTATAGGATGTAGCCGTGAGACGCTGAATGCCTGGCAGCGTAAGGGTTACATTACCGGATACCGCAAAGCCGGACTGGTCTATTACAGCAGGAGTGAGCTTGCCGCCGCTCCGGTTGTGCAGAATTTTATTACAATAAAGAAGGGGAGGAGATGAGATGTCTGATAATAATAATCAATATATCCCAATGGTCCATATCGTAGACAGGAACAAACGCCGTGAACGGCTGGCGTCCCGTCTCGAAGTCTGTGCAGACCGTATCTGTGACCTGCAGGACCGGTTGATGGCGGGTATTACCGCCTTGAGACCTATCGAGTACGACCGCCTGCTGGATGAATACCGCGCGGAGCTGGTGCGTTACGACAACATCGACCGGGAACTCCGGCAATTGGAGGACCCTACGAAAACAGAAGAGTACAGGTCCTATCACCGCAATGCCAGCAAGCAGCAGAAAAATAAAATCAACTATTAAATTATTAACCCTATCAAAAGAGCAAGAATTATGGCAAGAACAAAGAAAACAGTAGTCAGCGGCATCAGCCGCGAGCAGGCAGAGCAGGCCTTCGCAGATTTTGCGGCGGCCGATGCCAAAGTACAGAACCTCACCTCAAAAATGGACCTTGAGATGACCCGTATCCGCGAGAAGTATGCGGACCAGCTGGCAGAACTGTCTGCCACAAAGGAAAAGAACTTCGACATCATGCAGGCATACGCCGTAGAAAACAAGGAAGAACTGTTCTCCAGGAAGAAAAGCCTGGAGAGCGCCCATGGCGTATTCGGTTTCCGTACCGGCACACCGAAGCTGAAGAACCTGAAGGGGTTCACCTGGGCGGCAGTGACGAATTTATGCAAGGAGCTTTTGCCGCAGTATATCCGCACCAGTGAGGAGCTTGCCAAGGACAGACTGCTGGCTGACCGTGAGAATCCTGACGTGGTATCCTATTTCCCGAAGATCGGTGTGCAGGTGGTGCAGGAAGAGACCTTCTATGTGGAGCCTAAAAAGGAGAGTGATGCGGTTGAGCAGTGAGATGAGGGAGATACATCGTTGTTACCGGTACCGTCCCCGCGGTCGGTGCTGGGCGGTGTATCTCGATATCACCTACCGTCAGGGTGACAGCTTCCCTCCGAGGACATCCACTCTTGGCACCAAGGTGAATGAATATCCGACCAGGGAAGAGGCACGGCGCGAGGTGTACAGACTGAACGGCTGGAATTATGAAAGGAGAAAAAGAACTTAATACAGAACAGACCATGAGCAAGAAACAGAACGGGGTGCTGGTAACGGCGCCCCACTTCGGAACGGGACGGGAGACCGTCGGAGAATTCCCGGGGTATTCCTGCGGCTATTGTCAGGGCAACGGCTATTTCCAGGGGGATATCACGGTAAAGGACACGGAGCTGGTCCCTTGCCCCAAGTGTGGCGGCACTGGCAAAGTGAAGGGCATCGTTACGGTGGACTGGGTACCGGACGGGGAAGTGAAACCCTGCCTCAGAGGGAATTCAAACAACATTTAATCACTGAAGTCTTATGCGTATTCCCGTAAAATACATTGTCCAGATAGACAATTTCCATGTGGCGGATTTCATCTTCTACTGGAACTATTATGACCAGCCCTGCTCCCTGCTTCTGCAGAAGCCCAAAACGGAAGGGCTTACCGCCATCAGGTTGGTAGTTGACAGTGACGAGGCCGCCAGCTTTTTGCTCAGGGCGAAGGAGAAGACGGGATGCAGGCTATATCGGGTTGACTAAAGGCAATTCAAAAATGAATAAGAAAATAACTCAAATATAAAAAAGAAATGAATAAAAAAGGAAGCGGGAAAAACCCGCTCCCTCCAAAAAATTATTTTTCAACCCTGCCAAGATAAACGTTTTGAACGTCTCCATAATAGTTTATATTGGTGATGTTGTATATTATTGCCGGGGTTGTTTTCTGATATTTTTTGGTAATATAATTTGATAATAAATTTGAAATAACCCCAGCTGCTATACTTAATAGTAGTGGTGTCATATTTTTATCAATATTTAATTTGACAATAATCGTACTTGGAAGGATTTGAACCTACATATCCATTTATCAGATGGAGCTTATCCATTCGGCCACAAGTACAACAACGATGCAAAAATATAAATTTTAAAATAAAATTTATAGTGTATGGCAAAGATTTATGTAGCAAGTAGTTGGAGAAACTCATATCAACAGGATGTTGTATCGTTTCTCAGAAATAAAGGTCACGAAGTATATGACTTTAGGAATCCCCCTCATGGCAATGGTGGTTTTCAATGGTCTGATATAGATCCTAATTGGCAGCAATGGACAACAGAACAATACAGAGAAGCTCTCAATCATCCGATTGCACAAAAAGGATTTAATTCTGATTTCAATGGTATGCAATGGGCTGATGTGTGCGTAATGGTTCTTCCTTGTGGTCGGTCAGCCAATACAGAAGCCGGATGGATGAAAGGTGCAGGCAAAAAAGTGATGGTTTATTCTCCGGAAAAAGAAGAACCAGAACTTATGTATAAGATATACGATTTTGTGAGTGATAGCATATTTCGTATCAATGATGAGATAATTGGAGTATAACTGATAAGATATGAACCCAATGGATAATGAGTTACAATGCAAGAAATGTGGGAAGCCGATAAAAGGTGGTTGCTATAATGTTCCCGATGGACCTTTTTGTGTGGATTGCTGGGAAAATAAGATCAGTGAGAAACTTAAAAAGGATTATGAGAAACAAGCCTTAAAAAGATTGCAGGCTATCGGTATCGGTTTTAAAACTGACGTATAATGAACAGAACAAGACTGGTGCTTCGTTGGCTGCTCATCCCCTTGTGGTTCGCCATATTCATAGCCTATCTGCCGATATGGTATCTGCAAATGAGCTGGTACTATTTCTGCTTTCAGGATTATTGGGATGCTTTTCTGGTATTATGGGACAAGGCCATGCTGTCCATGAGGTTGAAGACACGCCGATGAATCCTCGAAAGGCCGCCGTATGATTAATATGGCGGCCTTTGTTGTGTATATATGCCGTTATTGTTATCTTTGTATCAGGTTTTCAGGGTATTTATGGTAACGATTGATATTTTCGGGGTATGGGCAATCAGTTAGAACTTTTTCCGGGCAATCCTCTTGGTTTCAACGGCGAGTGCGGCAAGCTTTCGACCACTCCGCTACGCCGTACGGCTTCCAGCCGCAGTGAGCGTATCCGGCTGCGCAACCGTGTGATGACGGCCCGTCTTTACTATTGGCGTGAAATCATGCGCCGCCGTCTTGACGATGTGATTGTCATTCTTGCGGAGAAGGAGTTCTTCGTTGACGAGCGTACGATCAACAACGCCTGGCTCGAATGTTCCGAGTTCTTCGAGCACCTTTGCAGCACCCACACCACGGCACGCCAGCTCCAGCGGATGTATCCCTGCTGGAAGTGGTAGAAATCATATTCTGTCAATAAACTCCGCCATGTATACAGCCTCGTATACTTTCAGCCCGTCCGGTCGTTTCTGCGGCCGGCAGCTCTTGCGCCGGAATGACTTGCTGCAGTTGTCCATGCGGTAGCCTTGCAACGCTTTGTGAATATCCTCCAGGAAATCGATGCGCGCAAACGCCACATCCTGGACGGCCACGGGTTTGTTTGCATTGAACGAGGCGCAGTCATTGAAACCTATCTTCAGGCTTACAGCGGCCTCTACACGTTGTATCGACGCGTGTGCGACTGCGATGTTGTCCGCATCGGGGTAGGAAAGTTCCACCAGGCAGCAGGGGAAGGCCACGGGCGGTCGGCTGTCCGAAAAGTCGAGTTGTCCTTCGTCGGCATCCACCCAGCGCAGTGCCGGCACTTCCTGACGTATGCGGTCCATGACCGCTTTGAGAATTTCTTTTTTCATTGTTCCATGATGTTTTTAAACAGTAGTCCGATATCTTTCTTCAATATGCGGTTCAGTTCCCGGCTTTCGCCCAGGAACTGCCGCCGGGGAATCAAAGCCTTCCGGGTGTGTTGCTTTACAACGTACTGTTTGCCTTTCCTGCCGGTGCGGCTGTGGGAAGGAACCACTACGCTGCCGGAGAACCCCTCGTTATGGGCACGTGCATACGGCACCCTGTCACCACCGGCAGTAATGACCACCTTGCGGGCGCTGATCCCGTCTATGTCGATGCTCTTGCGCAGGGCTCCGCTCTGTACAAGCAGCGTCCCCCTTCCGGGTCTGTATCTTTTACTCCATGGCGGCCACGGCTCACCGTCAAATGATTTTTCGGAGAAACGTTCCAGGAAATACCGTTTCGCCGTGGAAGCCACCGCCTCGGGCACCGCCTCCATGGCCTCTTTCACCCTTTGTTCCAATTCCTTGCCAAAATCCATTGCCTTACGTTTTAAAATGGCTATATTTGCATCGAAGTCCTGTCCTGACGGGGAGACAACACGTATCCAACACCCCGGGGGTGCAAGGGGGATTTGCAAGGTCTGAGAATCGACAGCGCCAGGCAGGATCAGCCCCAAGAAGGAGTGCAAGACCGGCTATCCAATCCGGACGGGCGGAGAAGCGACGGGATCGTTTCACCTTTACGGTTCGGACGGAGGCGAGGATGCACTCCGACGCTTTTTTATCAGCAGCCCTCTGCGGCGTTTGTCCCATATCTCCTTTTTAAGGTTTACCTTCCGGTTTCCCGGTGTGCGTGTCTGCATGACATACCAGGTCTTCAGCACCAGTTTTTCCCCCTCTATCCGGTAGTTTACGGCCAGAACCTCGTCGTTGTAGTATTTCAACAGACAATAGGTGTCGAGCAGGTCATGCTTTATCTCATCGTTGAGCCACACCTCGTCCGGGGCGTGCAGGGTTTCCAGCATGGCATCCCAGTACCTTATGCGGTTGTCCCGTCCCTTGCCTGCAGTATGGCTGTCGAACTGTCTCTTTTCGACAACCACTTTCCGGCCGTCGTAATCCGTCAGCACAATTCTTCCGTCTTCAGCGTATGTTTCCCATACCTCCTGTTCACTCCGCTCACTGGCAGGGATATTCCCGGAAGCATCCCTCTTCATGGCCTGTACCCCGGGCAGGTTCCAGCGTTCGGCTGTCATGTCCTTCAGATAAGAGGAAGCCTGCTGCGGGAACTTGCGGATGTACATCTGGTCGGCGGTGAATATCTGTGCCGAGTCACAGCGGTTCACTCCCCAGCCTTGCGCCTCGGCCTTTTTCCATTCGGCCGTTTTCAGGAAATCGTCCACACGCCGGCGCATCTCTTCAAGATCGACCTTTACCTGGTGCTTCATCCGTCCGGTCACGAGACACCTGCATGCCCAACCGTTCGGCGGGTATATTTTGTTCCACCGCGGGTCGTTTTCAGGCAGGATGACCCCATGAAGTTTCATGTGTTCCTCACGTACCCTGCCGTCGTTCACCGTCAGGTACTCCCAGAAAGGATATACCTTTTTCTTCGTCCGTAATTTCCGGTAGGTGGACATACCCTCGGCTGTGAGTACCGCCGTTTCGTATTCCGTCCTCTGCCAGGTCTTGTTGAATACTTCAGTGGCTTCCTTTGCCCTGCGGTGGAACTCACCAAAGCTCCCGCTTTCCCGGAAGAGTCTGTTCAGTTCCTGTATCTCCGCCAGCGTCTTGGCAGCGGAGAAATGGAACAGGTTCTGCTCCATAGCCATACGGAACAGGTCATCCGACAATTTGTAGGCCACGCCCACATCGGCATTTCTCGGTCCTTCTTCAAATGCCGTTCGAACAGCCTTTAAAAAGTCTTCGGCAAAGAACCGGAAAAGCTCCGGACTGAAACCGGCCAGTTCACCGTTCCATACGGCAGCGATGAGCCTTTCATCCAGAGGGGAGGTATCACTCATGCGGATTATGCCAGCCCCGCCCGGATGCGGGGCTGCTACGAAAAAAGACCTCACCCGTTCCCACAGTGTACATTCATCCTTGTTTTTTATAGGATCATGCGGGGGGGCATCCTGCTTTCCCGGTCTGGCCTTTGCAGCGCCATCCGTTTCGCCATCCGTTTGGGTTGGTGTCCCCAGAAATATTTCCTCGCCGTCCTTCGGCTCAGGTATGCCGTATTTCTCATAGCCGTAACTGCGGGGTATGGGAATCATGGTGGAAAGCGTCTTCAGGTCGTTCACCGTGATTTCGTCCTTCTTGTCCACGAACGAGAACTTGCCGCCATGCACCGGATATCCCCTGCTTTCAAGCAGCGGTACAAGGTATTTGTTCAGCATGCGTATGACAAAACGCCGGTCACTGCGGTGTTTCTTCTCCTGCACTTCCATGTGGACCTTGCTCTGTGAGAGCGACGCGCCGTCCCTGGTGGTCATGGTCTGTCCCAGTACGGTTATGAGTATCTCCTCGTTGCAGGCATTGCGGAAATCGTTGTAGAGCGCGCCGTTGCTGCTTCCGCTGAGTGTCGTCTGTTCCACGTCACTCTCTTTGGGGATGACAATGTACGGTGCCGATCCCGCTTCCTCGAACGCCTGTATGAGAAGCCTCCTGCTCTGTTCGTCCATGCTGTTGTACTTTCCTATGCGCTGCGGCATCCCGAAGAGTTCCACGAACTGTGCCCAGTCCCCGAATCCCCCGCGCTTGTATATCACATAGGGAGCCACTTTCAGCAAGAGCCCCAGATCATCATCCTCTCCCCACTGTATGATCATGCCGTCATCGCTGTAACTGATCCCGTCCGTATCGTACTGGCGCCGCAGTATCAGCTTCTCTTTGGGACGTATGTGCTTACGCGGTATGCTGTTGAAGTCGAACCCGTTCACGAAAGAATATTCGTCTACGGATATTCCCCAGAAAAGGCTCCACATGATCTCTTTCAGCTGGTTCTCGAACTCCACAGTATCTATGAGTTCCGTTATCCGGGGTACTTCCTTTCCGTTTACCGTAAAGTTGATGTCGCAGTCGGTTATCGCCTCTATGCGTTTGCCGATGGCATCCGTCACAGTCCCGTCCATGAGTATATCCTCATACAGGTCGTACAGTTTGCTGCGCAGCCCCATGTCAGCCGCCCTGAGCGCACTTTTCCATGTGCCTATATCGTTTATTCCCCTGTGCACGGGCTGCACCAGTATCTGATTATATACCGGCGTCACAATCTTTTTGGGCACAGCGCCTGCCTGCCGTTTTTTTCTCTTCCTGTTTGTCATAAGGTTTCCGTTTAAAAGTGGTTGTCACGTTTCCTGTTGCTTCCGAACGCCATTTCCCCGCAGTGCCTGCACTCTTGCCGTCCCGGCTGCTCCGGCGCTGCCGGCAGGTTCGGGTTCTGCCTGTTCTGATTGTTCCTGAGCCATTCAATGGCGCGGTCGTAACGTTTCTCGCGCATTTCGATATCCACTCCGGCGTTGCAGATATTGCAGAAGTGCCAGGCGGCTATGTCCTTTACAAAAAGCAGCAATATGGGATTGCGTTCCTTTCCCCTGGCGGCGAATATCTTTCCCGTGTCGTACTTGGTAAGATATCCCTGCACCTCCTCTATGGCGGCGTCTATGGCCGACATCATCGCCGCGTCATCACCATGGCTGATGGTATCCATATCCTCCTCATAGATATGGGTTGTCATTTCCTCTACTTCCAAATAAGCCATATATGTTCATTTTTAATGGTTTGTCACATTCTTTTTTTGTTATGGGGGCGTCTTCCTATCCAGTAGCTTCCGGCTTCCATGTGGGCGTTCAGTTGCTGGCACATGTAATATCCCCCCTCGATGGCATCCGGTCCGTCTGCCGGTGCCGGCAGCCCGTCATCGAACAGCCTGAACTGCTCCTCCAGCCGCTGCATGTCCGGGTTGTCCTTCTCCCGTATGTTGAAAACGAGCCTTCCCGCCCTGTTCAACGGTTCCAGATTACCTTCTATACGTACGAATTTATCAGGTTTGTCACGCCCATCGGGTGAGATATTGATGTAATGTCCTTTTTCCTTCCCTTTTGCAAGGAAAAGAGGAACGAATACCTGCTGGTAGAACGGATCCTGCAGTTTGTTGTTTTCTATGTAGTTCCTCTGCTGCGTCCTTTCCCTTACGTAGTCCCGCTGATAGTAATACCAGTTCACGAACTCGTCGTTGGTGACATGCCGCAGATATCCGGTATATACATACAGCGTTCCCTCGTATAGCCCCATGAGAAAATTCGCCTTGAAGGAGTTCTTCTTCGCCTTCCTGCCAGTGGTGTTGCTCGGTGCCGGGTCCCCGTAACTGACAATATATTTGAGCTTGCCTATGGGCGGGCACTCTCCCCAGCGTATCTCCTTGAAGTAGGAACCCTCCACGACCGGGTTGTTGAAACACTCCTTCTGCCCGCTGGCGAGGCTCACCTGTGCCAGTACCTCGTCTATCGTCTCCTCAGTGTTCTTTTCCGGCCATACGGACGTTCCGAACTGGTAATCCGCCTGCGGATCGGGCTTGCCTATATCCACCATGCGTATATTGATGATATCCCAGTTTCCGATAGGTTTCTCCCTTGCGGCCAGTTCCCTTGCCTTGTTGCCGGCACGTGAGACGCAGCAGTCCTTCGCAATGACGTTCCCCGTCCAGACGGTAAGCAGCGCCTCGCTGATGGAGCGGGTGAAGAACAGCGCCTGCTCGAACCAGTTCCATTTGTTGTTCACAGTCTCCGGATTGCGGCATTCCTCGTCGGTATCGTAGTCATCCATGAGCAATACGTCCGGGCGTACCTCGTCCATCTTGACTCCGCGCGGTGACTGTCCCCATCCCATTGCCATGAACGACACGCGGGTGCTGAGGGTGAAATAGTCCTCCGTCCATTTGTCACCGATGAGGTTGCCGTAGAAATATTTCAGCCGCTCGTTCGCCTCGAACTGTGCCCGGTACTGGTTCAGCAGCTTCCTCGCGCCGTCATTGGTCGCCGATGCCATGATGACGCACCGCTTGTTCTTCTTCACGATGACCAGGTAGAGTACTATGAACATCACGATGGTGGACTTTGCCAGCTCACGCGCCCAGCTCAGCACTTCGTACCAGTTCCCGTCTGAATGCCCGATGATGCGCCTGATGGCTTTCTTTTGGAATCCTGCAAACTCGTATTTGGCATATCTGTAGAACATGAACTTCACCCATGCGACAGGGTCCGCTTCCAGCTCGCGCAATCTCCTTGCCTTTTCCTCCCCGGTCATGGTGAAGTCAACGGCGGTCTGTGTGCGTATCTGTCTGAGGGTTTCTTCCCAGTCGTCGGAGAGTGCCCTGGTGTTTCCTGTCAGTCTTTTTCTTGCCATGGCGTTACCTTAATTTCTCCTTTACAAATTCGTCAAAATAATAACTCAGTTCGATTGCCTTCTGCGGATCACGCTTGCGTAGCCAGAAAAGGATCTGTTTGCTCACGCTGATGATATCGGCTATGCCGTAGTCCCCTTCCATTTTGGCGATGGCGGCGGACAGCTTGTTGATGGTGTCGGCCTCGGTGGAAGTGGCATACTTGTCACCGCGCTCGGCTATGGCCTTGTTCATTTCCGCTATCTGCATGTAGAGGTTGCGTATCTGCTCCTCCCTCGTGGTGGTGACTGCCGCCCGCAGCATCTCCCAGTTGCCCTCCCTGCTCCATTTGCTCATGGTGACAGGGCTGACGCCCACCTTTTCGGCTATCTGCCTGCTTTGCAGTTCTCCCTGCATGTAGAGCATCTTCGCCCAGTCCTTCTTCTGTTGGTTCGTTAGTGTCTTGGACATATTCATTCTCTTGATTATTACAGTACAAAGTTAGGCAGCGCATACCGATTAAAATAATCCGTCTGTAATGGTTTCCACCTGGCTTGTAACAGTTTCCAGCCGGAAGGAAACTGTTACAGGGGGATTTGCACACCTTCTTTTTATCTCTGAATTTTGCAGCAGACAAAACGGGAAAAGCAATGGGCAAAACATATACATTCTGCGTACATGACGAATCCGTAAACACTTACGGTTTCCGCATGCTGACCTCGGGGGCCAATCTGGAAGAATTCAGAAAGAACCCCGTGGTACTTTACAACCATAATGACTGGGACACCCCGATAGGACGCGGCGAAAACGTGCGTGTGGAGGACGGCAGGATTCTGGTGGATGTCGTTTTCGACGAGGAGGACGAAAAAGGGCGCACAATAGCCGGCAAGGTGGAGCGCGGCTTCCTGCGCATGGCCAGTATCGGCGCCTGGCCTCCTGAAGAGGTCAGTGATGACCCCGCATTGAAACTTCCGGGACAGACAGGGCCTACAGCCATAAAGTGGACCATGCGGGAGATGTCCGTCTGCCCCATAGGTTCCAACCATAACGCCCTTGCCATGTATGACCGCGCGACGAACAAACGTATAGACTTGTCTGACGGGCAGGCGCTTGTCAGACTGATGGATAAAAAAATCAGTATTAACCATAAAAAAGAGGAGAATATGAGTTATTTGACACAGATGCTGAAATTGTCGGACTCCGCATCCGACCAGGCTATCCGGGAAGCAGTACAGGGCCTGATTACCCTGCGCGACAGCCTGCAGGCCGAGAACGCCACGCTCAAGAGTGAGAAACAGACATTGCAGGAGCGTGTGACGGCCTTTGAGACGAAGGAGAAGGAAGCCAATAAGCAAAAAGCCGTCACCCTGGTGGACGCGGCTGTTAAAGACGGGCGTATTGACGCCAAAGGACGTGAGAGCTGGCTGGAGGACTTTGCCGTTGATTTTGCAAAGGCCGAAGTACGCCTCAGCTCCATTTCCGTACGTCAGTCCGTCAGTTCCCAGGTACAGACTGAAGGAAAGGCCGGAGGAAACGTGCAGCTGGCAGACATGTCTTTCAAGGAAATCCTGGAAAAGGATATGCTCAAGGAACTTAAAAAGGACAGGAACCTCTACCGGGAGAAGTTCCATGAAGCCTACGGTAAATACCCGGAATAATCATTTTATAAACAAAAGACAATGAAGACAAAATTCATCTTTTCACTGCTCACAGCAATGCTGTTCAATTTTGCCACCTCAGGTCTGTTTGCACAGAGTATCGGCATCGACCATAACCTGATGTTCAGCATCCAGATGGGGCTTTCGCTGGTTCCGTTGCAACTTACCGGCTGTCTGGCAGACGGGCTGAACAAGGAAATCTGGATTCCCGAGATTATCGAGAAGTTCTATCCGGAAACCTCGTTCGTTTCCGACTCGCGTGATTTCAGCATGTGGACCGATAACGAGTACCTGAACCTGCAGGAAGCGGGTATCGACCCGAGGGTATTCATCGACAACGAGGTATATCCGATACCGGTAGTGGCACGCGGCGACAAGCCTTACAAGATTCCGATGAAGCGCTTCGATACGGAAAACACCGTACATATCAACGCCATCGAAATCGAGGAATCCGCCGAGAAACGCAGGAGTGTGGCTGCCGGGCATCAGAAGTCCCTGCAGATGCAGTTCTCCGAACTGGCCATCTACAACTGGGCTCCCACGCAGGACAGCGAGACCACTCCGGTCTTGAAAATCAACGACGGCAATGCCAGCAAGCAGGGCACCGGCTATGTGGCCATGACTTATGAAAAGGTCCTGGCGCTCTCCACGCGGCTTGACATGATGCAGGTACCCAAGGAAGGACGAATCCTGGCACTGCATCCCTACCATGCCACTGACCTTCAGCTCCAGGACCTGGAGATGTTCAAGACGTTCTTCTCCACCGGTTCCATGTTCGGCTTCAAAATTCACGTCACTTCCATGGTGCCCAAATACAACGGTACTACGGGCAAGAAAGTAGAATGGGACGCTCCGGTACGCGATACGGACGCCATCGCCTCCACCGTATGGTACCGTGACGCCGTCTGCCGTGCCAAGAGCATGGAGGACATGTACTACCGTCTGAACGACCCTGAATACCGCGGTGATGTGCTCGGATTCAATATGCGCGGTATCGCGTTGCCCATCACCGGCAAGTATCTGGGCGCCATGTTTACCACGAAGAAATCCTAACCTTGAAAATTAAAGTGCAATGAGTTACATTAACATGAAATCGCGGAGAAGCTTTGACTTCTTCGCCCCCTATACAGAAGAAGGTGACCGCTGTGTACAGATACCGTTCCCGGTTGCCGTAACCCGCAAACCCGAAGACAAGTCCCTGGTACATGACTGCAATCCCCAGATTGTGGATATTGCAGCCGGAACCGCCGCAACGACTTTCACGCTGGACACGCAAGTCCAGGCAGGTTCGTTGCTCATCGTCAAGAACGCCAGTGCCAATGCCCAGACCATCGGCGAGGTGGCTTGTGCCGCAAGCAAGGTCACCACGTTGATGTACGACGGAAACGCCTACATCAGTATCGGAACTTCAGATATCAGCGAGTGATGAGCAGAGGACTACGCAACAATAACCCGCTGAATATCCGTCTCTCTGCCACCACCGTGTGGCAGGGGGAAATCCGGCCTTCGCAGGACCGTTCGTTCTGCCAGTTCAGGACGATGGCCTACGGCTACCGTGCCGGTCTGAAGTTGTTACAGAACTATCGCCGCAAACACGGCTGCCGCACCATTGCCGACTTTATCCGACGTTGGGCGCCACCCACAGAGAACAACACGAACGGTTACATCAGCCGTGTGTGCAAGGAGATGCAGGTGCCGGCAAGCTATATACCCGATGTGGGTGATCAAGGTACGATGTGCGCTTTTGCGGCTGCGATGTCGCAGGTGGAAAACGGAGTACCTGCCGTGATGGAGGACATTATCACGGGTTGGAGCCTGCTTTAAGTGATTATTGAAAACTACTTGGCCATGAACATGGAAACGATAATGCAGATTCTCCAGTGGCTTGTGCCGAGCGGCATTGCCGGTTCCCTCTGGGCATGGTTGAGACACCGGGAGAACAGCAAGGTAATCGCCGCCAAGGAGCGGAACGATGCCTATAAAGAAATGTATGACAACCTTTCGGGGACATTAATTGAATTGCAGAATGAGAACATCAAGCTTAACAAGGCGGTACGTGAACTCAACCGTACTATCCGTAAGGCTTCCACTTGCCGCCATTATAATGATTGTCCTATCCGTATCGAGTTGCAGAAGTCAGGGGGAATCGATGCAGACCAGCCATCATACCGACAGCCTGCAAGGCAGAAGCGGGTTCGCTCTCCTTCAGCAGCCCGTTCCTCCCAGTGTGGCGAGGACGGCATTTCCGACGAAGATATTGACCTCGATACCTGTGGGGACGGGCTTCAGTAAGCGTAGTGGGCAGGCAACAGTGAATGTCAACCGCATATCGGAAGACAGCCTGGAGGTGACTGCCACCTGCGACAGTCTGGCACGCCAGGTAATAATGCTGACGGAAGAACTGACACGTATCCGCAACGAGACATCCTCAGCGGTAGAGACCCTGCCTCCTGAGGTGATAAGGGAACCCACCGGCTGGCAGTGGTTTCAAATATGGACAGGTCGGCTGGCCGTTGCCGTCCTTCTTCTGATACTGATTAAACGGCGATTGAACAGAACTTAAAAAACAAAAGAATTTATGGACGGATTAATTTACGGACTGGCGCACCTCAAATTCAAGGGGAAGGAAATCGGCCTTATCAGCGAGGAAGGCCTGCAGCCTGCCGGGAGCGCCCCGAGTACCACGGACATCTACGCCGCGCAGGTGAAGGACGGCCCGGTAATGACACTCACCACCAATCCCGGCAAGAAGGCATTCACCTGCACCCTGATAGAGCTGAACGCCGAGAGCCTGGTGAACACCATCGGTGGCACGAAGGACGCCAAGAACAACTGGGAGCCCCCCGAGAACTGGGAAGCCACGGGCGTGATGGACGTGGTTGCCGACAGCGGCGAGACCCTGCGCTTCTACAATGCCAAGGTGACCGGCAGTGACTTTGCTGGCGGCATCAACTCCTCCAACGTGCTGGGGCTTTCTCTGAACATCGAGCTGCTGAAGAATTCTGAGGGCAAGCGCATGAAGCTCTTCGCCAAGGGCATAGACCCGGATACGGGTACCGAGGCTGCAGGCTAATGGGGGGCTGCCCATGAAACCGAACTTTGAACTGGAATCCCTTGCGGAGAGGGTCATGTCGGATGCCGGCATCTCCCTTCCGCTACGGCTTCCCGGAGGGAGACACATCCGCTGGGTGATGCGGATACCAACCCTGGAAAGCCGCTGCCGCATGGCACGGATGTATCTGAAACTGGGTGTGACACACGAGGAACTCAGGGCCTACACCTTTGAACAGAAGCTGGAGTTTATGGTGAAGCACACCAGGACAGTGAGCCGCATGGTGGCATATGCCATCGTTCGCGGCAGTGTGTCGGGCAGGCTTCTGAACCGTCCGGTGGCATGGATGCTGCGCAGCTGCATGCACCCCGTCGCCCTGGAAGACGCCTGGATGATTGCACTCAGTACGATGAGTACCATCCCTTTCGGGAATATTATCAGATTGGCCGAGGTAATGAGCCTGACAGCGCCCAATCTGAGCCAAAGAAAACAGAACGGGAGTTAAAGGGGTACATGGAACCCGCCCATAGCCCGTTCGGTCTCGTGGGACAGATAGCCCGTGACACGGGCTGGAGTGTGGACTACATCATGCGCGGTGTGAACTGCCCGATGCTGATGCTGATGTGGCAGGACTTCCCCCGCCATGTGCCGGGAAGGAAGAAGACCACGCAGGAGATGGTTGCCGAGAGGAGAAGCCGCAACGGGCAGCCGGACATATCTCCGGTGGACTATTTACAACAATTGCTTGACGAGGAGGAAAACGCTGATGAATCCCATTAAACTTGAAATATTCCTGGATGACAAGACGCTGGCGGGCATGAGGTCGGTGGAAGGCAACGTGGCCAACATGGAGGCTTTCACCAGGCGGATGATCGGGCATCTGAAACTGGAGCTGAAGGATTTGGAGAAGGAGTATAAGAATCTCCAGAAACAAGGGCTTGCCGGTGAGAGGGAGATGGCTGACATCCAGGCGCTGAAGGGTGCCATCGGTGGGTTGAAGGAACAGCTTAAGGAATACGAGGCTGCCAAAAAACGGGCGAGCGAGACACCCGTCATAGGCAATGACCCCGCACCGAAACTGAACAGCGTGAAGATGAGCATGGCGCAGATAGCCCGCGAGCTTCCGTCACTGGCCATGGGACCGCAGATGTTCTTCCTGGCAATATCCAACAACATCCCGATGTTTACGGACGCGGTGGGCAATGCCAGAAAGGAGTACGAGAGACTGACGGCGGCAGGCCAGAAGGCGACACCGGTATGGAAGCAGGTGCTCTCGTCCCTTTTCTCGTGGCAGACTTTCATGGCTACCGCCATCACGCTGACTGTCGTATACAGTAAAGAGATATGGGAGCTTGCCGGCCGGATGCGAAAAGGAAGCAGGGCCGCCCTGGAGATGGCGGATGCCCAGGAAAAGATAAATGACTCGCTGGACACTTCCAGCCTCGGCAGACAGCTTGTTACAATCCGCTCCTTGCAGGAACGCTGGAATCAGCTGGGCAATGACCTGGCGGAGAAAAAGAAGTTCATTACGGACAATAAGGACGAATTTGACAAGCTGGGCGTGTCCGTAAGTAATGTGGATGAAGCCGAGAACGCGCTGGTTGCAAATACGGAGGCCTTTATCCAGGCCATGACTTTGCGTGCGGAGGCCGCCGCAGCCTTTAAGCTGGCAGCGGAAGAGGCGGAAAAGGCATTGAAGGCCCAGACGGAGATAGACCGGAAAAAGAAGGAGGGTCCAAGCTGGAAAGACAAGGCGGTTTCATTCCTGTTCCTTGACCCTCAATGGACTCCGGGCTCCATGTCCGACAAACAAGGCACATCAAGGGCTGAAACCGTCTGGAATGCAGGTATCGGGAAACAGAATGCCATTAAGGAAGTAGCGGAGCAGGATGCGGAGACTTATACAAAAACATACAATGACAAACTGATGGAGTCCGCCAGAAAACTGAAGGAAGCCGGGATCACGGAGAAGACGGACAAAGAAAATTCCAAAGGTACCAGACTTGACTATGCCGCCGAACTTGCCGACGCCCGCATCCGTGCCCAGCGGAAAGTGGAGGCCGCCCGCATCGCCGTGATGGTGGAGGGACGGGAAAAACGCAAGGCGCTTGCCGAAAAGGAGTATAATGACACTCTTGCCGCCATCGACAAGGAAGAACGCGATACCCTTGCCAAACTGGAAAAATCAAGGAAGGCGGGCAGGAAGGTGACTCCCGAAGAGGAGAGGCAGGTGAAGGACGGCGCGACTGCACAACGCGCCCTTGCCCGGGTACAATACCTGCAGGACACCTACAATATAGAAAAGGAATGGCGCGAGAAGAACCGCCAGGCCTGGATTGACTACAACAAGGAATACGGCACCTACCAGAACAAGCGCCTTGCCATCGTGCAGGACTATGCACTGAAGATAGCCCGTGCCGAAACCGAAGGCGAGAAGGAATCACTGAAAAAGAAACGGGACAACGACTTGAAGGAACTGGACTTCGGGGAATTCAAGAAGACCGTCAACCTGGCTGACGTATTCGGCAATCTGGACGGACAGAGTACGGAAGCGCTTTCCGCGCTTCGTGACAAGCTGAAAGAATATATCAATGGCGCTGCCAAAGAACTGCGCCCGTCCGATTTAAAGGAATTGCAGGATGCCCTTACGGATATAGACCTGAAGATTGCCGACCGCAAGCCTTTCCGGGAATTGAAACGTTCGCTGGTGGAGTACGGCGAATCCCAGGCGGCAGTGGAGAGCGCCCAGGAAGACCTGAACACCGTAATGGCAGGAGGTGAAGTGGTTACGGGTATGTATAGGGACGAGACCGGCAGACTTGTAGCCGGACTGTTGACCCAGGAGCAGGCTGAAAGGAACCTTGCAGCCGCCCAGAACAACCGTCTGAAAAAGCAGGCGGCATTGGCGCAATCGCTGCAGGGTGTGGCGGTCAGGATGTCGTCCTACGGTCAGGCTGCCGGTACCATCATCTCCACATTGGAAGGCTTCGGCGTCACTGTTGACGAGAATGTGAAAGGCGTGGTGGAAGGCTTCAACACCATGAGCGAAGGTATCAGCGGGTTTGCCCGGTCCCTTCTCAGCATGGACGTCGGCGGCATGATAAGCGGTGTGGTGAATACCGTTGGCGGTGCCGTCAAGAGCGTGGGCAGTCTGTTTGGTGCCGACTGGGGAGGCGAACGCTCGGAAAGGCGCTACCAGCAGGCCAAGGAGAAATACGAGAGCTATATGGAAGTGCTCGACAGGGTCATTTCCAAGCAGAAGGAGCTTGTCTCCTCCATGGAGGCGGACGACTTCGCCAATGCGGACAACTCTTATGAGCGTGCCCGCGAGCTGCTGAAGAAACAGCAGGACTATGCCCGCGAGATGGGCAAGGCCTATCTGAATGCGGGTGCGAGCAAGGGGTTCCTGGGCGTGAGGTCAAGCGCCTCGCACGGTACCGACCAGCGCAAGGATATTTCCCGGTCCGCCTGGGAGCAAGCCAGGAAGGTGCTGGGCGGCGACTTCGATAAATACGGCATAGGGGACGGTCGCATGACGGGGCTCTTCGACCTCCCGTATGAGCAGCTGGTGAGACTCCGTGATGAAGCAAGCGGATTCTGGAGCGAGCTGCACGAGGACACACGGAACTACCTCGAGCAGATTATCGAGAGCGAGGAAGCCTGGCAGGAGGTGCAGGAAGCCCGCAAGGAGGCACTGACGAAGACGGACTTCGACAGTTTCTACAACGGCTTCGTCTCCATGCTGTCCGATATGGATGCCACTTCGGAAGACTTTGCCGACAGTTTTGAGAAGTACCTTCAGAATGCCATTTTTTCCGCACTGGTGGCAACCCGGTACAAGGACCGGATACAGAAACTGTATGACTCATGGGCTGACATGGCCGACAAGGACGGACTTTCCTCGACGGAGGTGGAGAAACTGCGCGGGGATTACCGGAAGATAATCGATGAGATGCTGGCACAGCGGGAACAGATAATGGAGGATTTCGGCTGGGAAGGCTCTTCCGGCAGTTCAAGTTCCCAGTCCGGACGCAGCGGGACTTTTACTGCCTTGACCCAGGAGCAGGGTACGAAGCTGGAGGGGCTGTTCACCTCCCTGCAGGACCATGCCAGCGGCATGCACAAGTTACTGGAGGAACTGATGAAGGGACGCGCTGCCGACCATGACATATTCCTGCAGATAGCGGAGAATACCGCTTACTGCAAGATACTGGAAGACATATTCGACCTCCTGGCAAGCAAGGACCGGGACGGATGGAAAACGATATAGAAGTATGAAAGATTTGACCGGATACATGACCGTCAACGGCAAGGACGCCTGGACGGAATATTCCGCTTTCCTCTGTGAGGACAGACGGGAGGATAACTTCAATTTCAGTGAATTGCTGAAACCGCTTGAAATGAAGGGGTACACCGCTGTGGATTTTCGGGAGCGTAACGGTGAGGAGCTGCCGGAGGTATTGCCGTCTCCGTGTTGTAAGGCCAGGGACGTGACGTTGTACTTCGCCATATACGCCTCTTCTCCGGAGGAATGCGAGACCCGCCGTGCGGCATTGATGAAGGTCATGTATTCCGGATGGGTGAACCTTCAGGTAAAGGGCAGGACATCTGCCTATAAGTTCTACTACAAGTCTTCTTCCGACTTCGACACCGTGACGGATGTATCCGGCGGGATGGTCGTAGAGAGATGGAAAATGAAGTTTCGGGAACCGAAACCCGGAACTCTTTAAATAACGATTAAAAGCTGTTTGAATGGAATTCAAAATCTATAACCGGTCCGGAGAGTTGAAACTGACGGTTTCCACATCCTCCTCCACCACCTGGAACCAGGAACTGATGAAGGAATACTCTGTGTCGGCCTCCTTTACCCACCCGTCCTACGTGATGCTGGACGTGGAGGACTATGTGCTGCTGGAGGGAGTGAAGTTCAGTATAAAGAAGGAGTACAAGCCCAGGCAGAAGGATACACAGACCTACAGTTATTCGGTGAAGTTCTATGCCCCCATACATGACGCGGAGCAAGTGAAGTACTTGCATCTGACCGATGGGGCTTATAACCCCCAGTTCAGTCTTGACGGTGGTCCCCGCGAGCACCTGCAGAAGTGGGTGGAGAACATGAACCGCATCTACGGGCGTGAGGTCTGGCGCATCGGCGACGTGGTGGTGGCAGACAACCGGACCATCGAATACAATAATGTCACCTGCTGGGATGCCGCCACAATGATTGCCGAAGCGTTCGGTACGGAATGGTGGACGGACGGCTTCACCTTCAACCTTTCGCGCTGCGAGCATGGGGAGCCGGTGGAACTGGGCTATATGCGGGGGCTTACCTCATTGGCACAGTCGGAGAACAGTGACAGTGTAAAGTTCTTCACGCGTCTGATTCCCCTGGGCTCGACAAAGAACATCGACCCCTCCCGTTACGGCTTCTCCCGTCTCCAGCTTCCTGACCGGTCCCAATATATGGACCGTAACACGAACTACGGTCTGTATGAACACGTGGAGGAGGATGCCTTTGCCGGAATATTCCCCCATTATACGGGCACTGTGACGGCTGTGCGCAGTGAAGAGAAGGCCGGGGATGACGGGAACAAGTTCACTGTCTATTATTTCAAGGACAGCGGCATGCAGTTTGATCCGAACGGGAATGAGATAGTCGGCCTGGTGAAGCATGTGTCGTTCCAGACAGGGGACCTTGCCGGGCGTGACTTCGAGGCAAACTATGACTCAAAAACGGGGGAATGGGAAATCATCAACACCTATCCTGATGACAAGACGCAAATACCGGGTGGCAGTCTGATACCGGCTGTCGGGAATGAATATATTCCCTGGAACTTCCGTATGCCGGTGGAATACGAGACGCAGGCTGAGCTCGACTACAAGGCCGCCGTGGATGACTATCTGGCCAGATACAGTGAGGACGTGTCCAAGTATGGCGGTGACACGGACTATATTTATATAGACCGGAACCGGATACCGTTATTGCCGGGACAGCGTGTGCGGTTGCTGAGCGACAAGTATTTTTCAGCGTCGGGCGGGACCAGGGACACGCGGATGACGAAAGTCGTGCGCAAACTGGACAATCTCTCCATTGCAACAATAGAATGCACCAACCAGGTGGGAAAAGGCTGGAAGTCGCGGGTGGATTCAAGTCTGACGGACTTGAAATATATACTGGACAAGCAGCGGGAACAGCTGTCACTTGATATTCTGAAAAGCTGGGACGGGCGGCCGGCTACTGACTATACGGTCATGTCCGCTCTGAGGGTACTGAAAGAGATTGCGCAAAAAGCTCTCAGCAAGACCGGGAATGACCGTACAGAGTATTCCCTGGAGGTTGGTGGCAGTTTGACAGTAGATGACATTCTCCATGCGGCCAAGGCTGTCAAGTTCGGCGAGTTCCTCACCGGCATATCCGGAGGGTACATCGACAAGAACGGCAATCTGGAGATGGAGGAAGGCATATTCCGCAAGCGTGTGTTTGTTCCGGAGATTGCCTATAACCGTGTGACCTATTTCAAAGGACGTATGTGTGCCTCTCCCGGAGGTGGATGTACGGTCAAGGAATGGACGGACAACGGTGACGGCAGCTATACGATTACACCCGATTTGACGGATGCCGACGGGCTGAGCCAGTTTGTCGATGACATTCTGACTACTTACTTCGTCACCAAGAACGCCGAAGGCAAGCTGCAGGGTTTCGAGGAGATGAAGTTCCGGGTGACTTCCGCAGACTATACAGCCAAGACATTCGTCATGACACCCAAGCCGGGTACTGACTGGAAGCCGGGTGATGCGATGGTATTGGCGCAGACGGGTAACTTTACGGATGAGGATAGACAGACGTACATCTTTATCGATACGGTGGGCGGCAACAACTGCATCACTTTCTTTGACCACGCCAATACATGGGATGTCGAGCCGGCACAAGAGATGTCGTGGATTGGCAAGAAGAAAGGCCGTACCGTACATGGCATTCCGGCCGACAACTACTCGGCTGTTTTTCGCCACGTCATCATGTCCGGCAAGATATTCCAGGTGGATGACATCACCGGCGAGGCTTTCCGGGTACCGCTATTTAAAGGTACGTGGAAAAAGGGTGAGAAGTATGCCTATTATGATGAGGTGACGCATAACGGCAGCTCATGGATATGTGTCAATGAGAAAGGCACGTCTACAGAACCGGCAGACGGCAATGCCGACTGGCTGAAATATGCGGCCAAGGGAGAAAGCGGCAAGGGTATCAAGTCTACCGATGTGGAATACGCGATATCGGTGTCTAATGTCATTGCCCCGGTGGACGGTTGGCAGACTACCTCCCCTGAATGGGAAGCCGGCAAGTATATCTGGTCGCGGACGAAGATTGTCTATTCTGATGGCGAAGTCAAGTACACTCAAGCGGCTTGTATCAGTGGTGGGCAGGGAGCCGACGGCAAGGGCATCAAGTCCATTACCGAAGAATACTACCTTTCCTCTTCATCGGCCACCACAACCGGAGGCGAGTGGCAGACAGACTCTCCGGCGTGGAAAAACGGCTGGTATATCTGGACCCGGACAAGGATAGTCTTTACTGATGGTACAAGTACCACAACGAACGCCATCTGTGTGACTGGCAGCAAGGGTGCAGACGGTACAAGCATTACCAACTGCGGTGAATGGGAAACCGGAAAGCATATACCTTACATGGGTATTACCAAGATGGCCGGACGTGTCTTTTTATGTGTCGCTCCTGATGGTACCGACAATCCTCCGATGTGGACTCAGACGACCAATGAGGGAAGACGCATCCTGCAGACGCAGAACGGCGGCAAGTCCTACGGTTATACCATTACCGGGGACTTGAACACGGCCGAGTATGAGCTGCTGGTGGAGAACGGCCAGGACGGGCGTGACGGTAGGGATTATGAGTGGATATTCAAGCATACGACAGAGAATATCGCTCCGGCAACCCCTGCCACCTCGCAGGTGGATGACTATGTTCCGTCCGGCTGGCACGATGACCCGATTGGTGTCAGCGAGAGCCTGCCATACGAGTGGGCTTGCTGCCGCACGAAGAAGGACGGTGTATGGAGTGCGTTTTCACCGGCCGCCATCTGGGCCAAGTGGGGCTTTGACGGTGAGTCGGCCATTGTAGCCGATTTCGACAACGAGATGGAGAGCATTGCCTTGACATACGAAGGAAAGACTGTTTCGCAATCCGTGCTCAATACAACCGTCGGCATGTGGTATGGTACGAAGAAGCTACAGCTCAAGTCCATTTCATGCGTGACCCCTGCCGGTGTCACGGAGAGCTACAATGTCAATACGGGTGTGATAGCGTTTACCGTGGCTTCCGGTATTTCGATGCCTGCACGTTCAGAGGTCAGGATAACCGTTACGGCTACGGTACAGGATACGGATATAAGCCGTGAGCTGGTGTTCACCATTGCCGGTGTACGTGCCGGTAATCCGGGCAGTGATGCGATACTCTATAGGCTGGTGCCTTCCGTCTCATCGGTAAGCAAGCGGAAGGACGGCACTTATAGTGTGGCAAGCGTGTCATGTACACGTACCAAGTCGGTCGGTGGCAGTACAGCTGTTACGACGGATGGTGTGCTGAAATACAGTAAGGACGATGGTTCGGAGATCGAGATACAGAACGGCACGTCCATCTCCCCGAAGAACTTTACAAAGCAGCTGCAATTTGTCTTTTATGTGGGTGGGCAGGTCGTGGACCGGGAAACTATACCCATGGTTGTGGATGGCAACGACGGTAATCCTGGAAAACCTGGCGGTGACGGCGAATCCGTCAAGGCTGGCGGTGAGTGGCGCACGGCTAATACTCCATACAAAAAGCTCACCATCTGTACGATGGGGAGTCGCTCCTGGCTCTCAAAGGTTGACACTTCGAATCCACCTCTATGGACTCAGACAACTCATGACGGGAGGCGAATCACTCAGACCCAGAACGGCGGCAAGTCCTACGGTTATATTATTACCGAAGAAGTGAACACCGACGAATGGGAACAACTGACATCAGACGGCGGCATGGTCTATCTCATCAGTACATGCAGCAATATACGGGTGAGCAATGCCGGTTCGCTTGTTCCTTCAGCTTTCCGCGTCTATGCCAAGCGGACGCTTGGTAGCGCCACATTGACTTATCCGGACGGCTATCTGGCCGCACGGGGGTACAGCAACGGGATATGGAGTTCCATCGCAGGGCCTTCGAGGGCTTCCGAGATTACGGTCAACGCTTCTGCAGGGTATTCAACGTTTTCAGTCCGCTGTTATCAGAGCCAGGCTGACGCTTCGGCATGGAATGACAGTTTCATTGCGGAGATGTCCGTGGGTGTCAGCTATGACGGTTCAAGCGGACGGGATGCCAGTGAGCCGCGTCCGAGAGGTTTTTTCGCCAAGGGCAACACATATGTCTGGAATGAAGATTACCATGACATCGTACTGGCCACATTCAACAATCGCACCATTCCGTTTCGGGTACGGGCTTACGGTACGTCGGTCACTGTCGCACCCACCTCGATAGACGGTGATGCGAATTGGGAGGCGGCACAGCAGTTTATGTTTGTAGCTATGGATATGGCTTTAGCGAGAAAAATACGTGCTGATGAAATCCTTGTGGATGATTTGGTGGTACAGAACGTATTGGCAAGGGATAAAACCGGTAAAGCCATGTGCCAGATTGACGGGGAGAATGGTGGCATTGGGTTCCTGGCCGGAGGCAATATCCGATGGGATACCAATGGTAATGTGTTCCAGGACGCCTCAATTTTCCGAAAGCTGAAACTTCTGGAGTCGAAATCCGATTCGTATGAATACTACCTGGATTTCAATACCGGGTTGAACTTTGAAATATCCCGGATATACTCACTTCCAACGCAAGAGGAAACAATATACCTGCCGAATGCGGCAGACTATGAAGGTGGAGAGTGCATGCTGTATAATGGAGGAATCTATACCCGTCTTACAGCACCTGCAAGTATAAAAGTCGCAGGTGGAGGCAGCTTTATCATAGACGGAGAATACTATTCTAAAATAGTTGTCCCGTCGCTTTCCCTTGCTCAATTCAAGGCCGTAGCGACATACTCTGATGGCGTAAAGGATGGGGTGAAATGGGTTCTAATATCAGGAAAAGCGGAATCGAGAACTTAAAATATCAGTGTTATGAAAGTTTTTTATGAAAGCAAGTTAACAAAATGGCTGCTGTGGCAGGGCTACAACACCATCACATTGGGATGCTTCGTCTTCACCAAGAAAAGCAAGGAGGAGATGAAGCGGAGTACACTTAACCATGAGGCGATTCATGTGCGCCAATGGGAAGAATGTATGATTGCATCGGCTGTGCTGCTGACGGTAATCATGCTGTTTACCGGATTCAACTTATGGGTATATCTACTTTGCCCGTTGTGGTTCTACCTTCAGTATGGGTTGGAGTATGCGATTTCATACGTTTATCACTTATGCCGTAACCGATGCTGGGTGAATGTGGGTGATAAGGCTTACGGAAATTCAGCGTTTGAAATGGAAGCGGAAGCTAACGAAGAGGTAGACGGTTATCTTGATGTGAGAACTCCTTTTGAGTTCTTCAGATACTACGGGAAAATTTGATTTATAATTTACAAAACGAGAATAAAAACAAAATGTTAAATCGAGTATAATTTCCATCCGGAAATTATGCCCCTTAAATATGCAATGTTATGGCAGAGAAGCAAGATATAGCGATGAACCAGTTCCAAGTGGTGACAGATGTAGAATACATCTATGGAGAAACAGCGAATGGCAGCCAGGGGAAGATTAAGATGAGTGATTTATTCACAAGAGTTTTTGCATATAAAGGACTTCTGAGAGAAGATAAAGACCTTAATACTATTTCGGAAAATGGAATATATTATTCTGCTAATGCGTTGAATTCGCCAGAAAGAGTAACTGGGTTATTGTTGCATTACATGGAAACAGATATGGCTTCCCAAATTCTAATAAATTCACGAACTGGGGAGTTATATACTCGTTCACAAGTATATAATACGGGAAATTGGGACAAGTGGACCGAATGGAAGTCAATAACTCTTACCTAATCTGATAATAGTATTTATTACCCGTTCTGACCGATATGGCCGGAACGGGCATAACCAGAAGAAAATCCACATGGCTTGCAGAACCACTATCAGAAGGTACCAATCCTTTTTAAAACGATGGATGTTTCAGTGCTTCTGTTGTTTTTGATAAAAAAGCTACCATTTATCGTTTTTCGACCGAAAACAACATCTTTAGTCCCATCTGTATAATCACAGTAAGAATTTGAACCTGCATCTGACACAAAACCTTTTGAATAGGCACCAAAAGCAAATATAGCAGTTGCTGCATTGTTGGGGGATGCAAGCAAATACATACCGTACCCCAAGTCGCCAAGGTCTTTTTCTTCACCTGCTGCCAGCGTAAGGTTAAAGATGTATATTTCCATTGCATTCATTACCTCTTCCAATGTCGGTGATATACTGTTGCCGTTTGCCGCCAACCCACGCAACCGTGCTGGCTTTCCACCACTCATCGCATTTTCTTTAATATCTTCTGCCATAACTATTGCATATTTAAGGGGCAGAAGATAAGGCAGAAAAAGTAGAATGAATAAATTGCTTTATTATAGGTAATTTATATTTGCCTCCAATTAGTATAAAGGATGGCATCCCCATTGCTATAGCCTTCTCTGATATACGTGAGCCTTCCGCTTACCATCTGAAAGATAAATTGGCTACCACTGGTATCTCCTTTAGATGAACGCTGCACATGAATACAAACACCATATTCTATCGGTGAATTTTCTGTCTTTCCTATATAAACAACACTTAAACCTTCATTTAAAACCTTGTATGCTTCATTCAAATCGTTTAAAGATGTGATTCCAATTCCCTTAATAGACAGTAATGCACTTAATGAGGGAAGCTCCATCTTAGCTTGCCCACTATCTGTTTTTTCCCCATACACATACTTCATACTTGTGACTACCGGAAACTGGTTCATTGCTATATCCTGCTTCTCTGCCATATCTTCCTTACATTTAAGGGGCAAAGGATTCGGCAAGAAATAGAAGGGTACAATGAATCCTCCAGATTAAGTAAGAGTTACTGACTTCCAATCGCTCCAGGTAGAACCATTATTCGATGAATATCGAAAGAAAAACTTATTGTCAAAATTAAAATCAAGTTGAACAATATAAGTAGTGGATTTCAAGACCAATAATATACCGTGCTTGCCACTTGTTCCAATAATAGGGCCTCCGTGGGAATATGAACCAGGAATTATGGTGCTATTTACTGCGTCTTCAGAATTATAAGTTAAATAACTACGTTCTTTCATTACATCTAAAAATAGCGTACTTATAGCCATAAGCACGCTGTCCTTACCTTTCAATCCCCTTACATAATCCACTGTATTAGTTATAGTCATCTGGTCTTCTCTAATATCTTGCTCTGCCATATCTTTCTTACATTTAAGGGGCAAAGAGTATGGCAAAGAAGCGAGAGACCAAATGTAGTCCTTAAATTAAGTAATATATGCATACCTATTTCATGCGATAATACCTCCAAATGTTACATCAATGAATGAATTATATTGTTTGAATTCTATTTTATTATCGGTCTCATTTACGTAAATGCAATGTTGTCCAGCTACTATATTGTCGGTTCCTATCATTAGGGTTCCATAACCTTTATTTGCTATAACGGTAATTTCCTTTTTGTATACAGACACTAAATCACAAAAGCCAAAGTTTCCAGAACCTATCAGAAAATATAATCCGTTTTTCAAGTCAAGAGTTAACTTTTGATTTACATCTACCGACTTAGATATAATTTCAATTTTATCTAATCCAGATGCAGCAAGAAGTTTGGATATTAAATCACTCTTCCCAATCTTCCCTTGGCTACTATCACTTGCCTCTCCATATACATACGCCACATCAGTTAGAACCTTAAACGCATTCATCGCTATATCTTGCTTCTCTGCCATAATCTATTACATTTAATGGGCAAAGAGTATGGCAGAAAAGCGAAAGGAGGAAATAAATAGTTAGTTCAAGTAATAGTTATTGACTTCCAATCTGACCATTTCGCTGCTCCATCGACATTATAGGCAGCTCTAACTTTAATTATGCTCATATTATATGCAACTTTAATCTGTGCACCTTCAAGCCCGGTCGGATTTATCGAGATAAGACAACCATCTATTCCACTGCCATCAATATCTGATGTTGAATATGCAACATAATTCCCGACGATATTAAGGACGTCAGTCTTAACATGTCCTTTATTAACAATTGCCTTATTCGATATAGCATCTAATACGCTAATCAACACGCTGTTATTTCCTTTCAAGCCTCGCAGATAATCCACACTGTTGGTTACAGTCATTTGCTCTTCTCTAATATCCTGCTTCTCTGCCATACTTAACACATTTAAGGGGCAAAGAACACGGCAGAGAAACATAATGCTGGTTGGCTATAATCTATTTATGGAAAATCTTTGAACACTACTTCTTAAATTTGTAACTCTTATGGTTTTACTGCCGTCTTTTAGTTGCTCTATATTAAATAAATTCCCTACGATGTTGGACGAATCAATAACAGCTTTAAAATCTTTTTTATAATAAGATAAATGGAATAGGAGACTGGAGCCTACAAGTTCCTCGCTGACAAATAGAAATATTCCATAATAAGGAAGAGGAATATCTACACTGCCTTCCCCTACAATTCTATATTCGACTATTCCTTGTCCAGCGCTTGCCATTCCTTTCTCTTCCATAGTTGCTACTGGCATAGCAGCTCTAATAACCTCCACCAAATCACTTTTCTTTATCTTCCCTTGACTACCATCTGCAAGTTCTACATATACATACGGTGCATCACTTACTATCTGGAACTGGTTCATTGCTATATCATCACCTGCCATACTTAATACATTTAAGGGGCGAATCCTCCGGATTATGAAAACTTTATGTTCGATGCTTTATTAATTGCATATAAATTCTTACTTTTAAAGGAGAAAAACAGAATCCTATGAATTACGGTTACATCAGAGTGAGCAGTGAGAAACAGACCGTTGAAAACCAACGGTACGAGATAACTGAATACTGCAAGCGCAAGGGGCTCATTATAGATAAGTGGATTGAAGAGAGTGTGTCTGGTGCCAGGCATCCCAATGTGCGGAAATTAGGCAAGATACTGAATACGATAGACAAAGGCGATACCATATATGTTACGGAACTTTCAAGGCTTGGACGCTGTGCGTATATGGTTATAGCTATCATATCTCATTGTCTGATTGCCAAAGCCAATATTGTGGAAATCCGTGATGACAAGCTTATTAAAGATGATTCAGATTCTGTGCAAGATACGTTTTTAAAGGTCTTATTTGCTCAAAGGGAGCGAGAAGATATATCAAGGAGAACCAAAGCCGGACTTGCCAGGCGGGTAGCCATGGGGATGAAGCTTGGACGAAAACCTGGTGTTCAGAATTCCCATTATAAATTGACTGGAAAGGAGCGGTTAATAAAAAAGATGTTTGAATACGGCTATTCAAAGGCTGCCATCTGCAGAAGGCTACAATGCAATCCGGTTACTTTGGATAGGCACCTTATCAGAATGTGTTATTTTCTGCCATGCCGTTGAGTTGCATATCTTTGCGTAAAAAATGATTTACGCATACATTAGAGTATCAACAGACAAACAAACTGTTGAGAACCAACGCTTCGAAATCGAGAAGTTTGCTCGTATCAGAGAATTAAGTATTGATAAGTGGATATCGGAAACGGTATCCGGAACCAAGTCCGTCCAAAAACGAAAATTGGGTCCACTTATTAAGAAACTGAAAAAAGGTGATACGCTTATAGCTTCTGAAATAAGTAGGCTTGGTCGCCGTTTGATGGAAGTTATGTCAATCCTCAATACACTTATGCAAAAGAAAATCACAGTTCTAACGGTTAAAGAAAAGTATGAGCTGGGCAATAATATCCAATCTCAGATACTTGCCTTTGCTTTTGGTCTGTCTGCTCAAATAGAACGTGACTTGATAAGTCAGAGAACCAAGGAAGGACTTGCACGAAGGAAGGCTGCCGGACAGAAACTTGGAAGGCACGTTGGCGGTCATAATTCAAAGTACAAATTGACAGGTAAAGAAAATCTTATTCGAACCATGCTCGAATATGGTTATTCCAAGGCAGCTATTTGTCGAAAGTTGAAATGTAATCCGAAAACATTGAACGATCATCTTGTAAGAATGAAATAAAATCTCATATTTTCCTCTATATTTGTAATAGTCATAGAATTCTAAATAGGCTTTGGGGATTTGGGAAGTGAAAAAAGCCCCCGGCCTGTTTTCAAAAGTAACGCCAATCACTTCAAAAAAACAATACGCCTATAGCGCGCGACCGGGGGCAAATACCCTCTGCCGCACTATAGGCGATTTTTATTGTTGAAATGATTGGCATTGCAAAGATATAATTTTTTATTGTATGAAAGTGATTGAAATATTAAACTTTAATCGAGAACTATTGAAAAGGCTCCAAGCAGCGGGTATCCGTTTGGAGGATGCCAGCTATATAGACCTATACACTGACTATACTCGCCTTCTGGATCAGGGTGAGAAAGTCTCGTATGTTGTAGCCGTACTATCTGAAAAGTATTCGGTGAGCGAGCGCAAGGTTTATGCCCTGGTAAAGAGATTCCAGAGTGACTGTAAGATATTTGCAGTATGAATGGGCTGCCTTATACAGGAGGGTAGTGTGAGATGAAACAGCTCGCTTATATCAATTAACAGGGAAAAGGCTGCAAAAATAATACAGTGTAACTTCCAGTAAAAATTATGCCTTGTACTTTCTTCTATTCAACTTTGTGGCATAAAACAGAAAATAAAGTATGGAGGTTCACAAAAAAACAACTTTAGGTAACTTGATAATAAAAGAAGTTCCAAAGATTTTAGCCAAAGAATTAATAATCGAACACCATTATTCACATAAGTGGAATGATGGTGGTTTCGGCAAGTTTAATTATGGAATATTCAGAGCGGAAGAACCTGAACGATGTTTAGGTGTTGCAGTGTACGGCTTTATGAAAAATCCTTCTGCTAAGATTTTTACTCACCCTAATCCCGGTGCGTGGATGTGTGAGTTGAATCGTATGTGGATAGATGATTGTTTAGGTCATAATGCAGAGAGTATATTAATTGCTGCATCTATTAAATTATTAAGGAAAGCAGATCCTACATGTGTAGCGGTACAGAGCTTTGCTGACGGGCGATTAGGATGTGGCACAATTTATAAAGCTGCCAATTTTACTTATTACGGATTCCATTATACGGTATTTTGCCGTAACAAGAGGTCAGGAGAAATTATACACGAACAGATATTGACGAATACAACATCCCCAACCGGCTATCTACGTACCAATATAGCATTATTAATAGGTGATTTGGATATATTCCGTGTAAAGACATACAGATACATTTATCCGCTTTGTAAGAAGTTTAGATTTTGTCGTGAGCCACAACCTTATCCGGCATACGATAAAGGTGAAGAACCGACCCAATGGCACCGCAATACAGACAAAATAAAATCCAATATCATTAAACTCCTTGATAAAATAGCCGCGTAATTCTATTATGTGCACACTATCCTCAAGCTATACAAAGATACAAATTTGGAATGGTTTGAGGTATTTTTAATCTCTTTTTGAGAACCGTTTAAATGGCATTGGAAAATAAATAAAAAATCACAATTTGTTTTGTGTTAACAAGTGCAAAACACTCACAAAGTGATTTGAAAAAGAA